AGATAAATGGCAGATCGTTTTCCGTTAATAGTAAATGCGGTTTCTCAAAAGATTGAGGAACTGATTTCTGGCGACAATTTAGAATTAACTGGTAATAATATTATTATCAGTGGAGACACAGGATCAGGAAAATACCTGACGAGTGATGGTACAGTTGTTTCTTGGGGTTCACCTGGCGATGTGTACTTAACACAAGCTCAAACTTTAACTAACAAAACATTAGAAAGTAGTGTTATATCTGGATCTCTTAATACACTAACAAACATACCAAACTCTGCTCTTGTAAACTCTGCCTTATCAATAAACGGTGCTGCTATTCCTTTAGGTGGAAGTGTTATAACTCCAAATGATGATACTACTTACGCTATCAGTATGGATGATGGTGTTTCTAGTGACACAAAAAAGATAGTTCTAACTGCTGGTGGATCTGGATCTGGAACTGATGAAGTTAATATTGCTGTAGGATCTCCTCAAACAATTCCTGCAGGATCTAATGCTCTTAATCTTGCAATTGCTAGGGCAGGAGATACAGTAACTATTTCTGGTACTGTGCCTGATGCTGATACTGTGACCACAATTAAGTCTGCAGTTGGTGGTACAGCACAGACAGGTGATATTACAATCGCTGCTGGTGGATCATCTACGGTAACTCAAGATGCAGCAAACAAAACAATTACAATCAGCTCAAGTTATATTGATACCATTACAAAAATTAGAGCGACTACAGGACAAGTATTAAACTCTGGTAACTTTACATTTTTATCAGGTGGAGCGACTAGTGTAGCACAGGGTGTTGATGGCAATGGTGACTCTACAATTACATATACTTCTACTGACACAATAACCAGATTAAAAGGTGGAGCAGCTGGATCGTTGGTAACTGGTGATGTTGAACTTACTGGTGGATCAAACGTTACAGTATCACAAGCGGGAAATACAATTAGTATTGCTAGTGTAGATACAAATACGGTAACAAGACTTGCTTCTGGAACTAATGCTGTTGCTGCAGGAGACTTTAAATTTGTAGCGACAGGTGCTACTAGCATTTCACAAAACACTGCTGGTGGTGTAACTACATTTACTATTACATCAGTTAACTCAGATACTGGTGCATCATTAACAGCGTCAAATGGAATTATATTATCAGGAACTGACTTCCAATTAAAAAATGCTGGTAACTTTAATGGAAATACATTATTAAAATGGGATGCTGGTAACAGTCAAATAGGAAACAGTCTTATTACTGACAACGGATCTACTGTTACTATAACTGGAGACTTAGTTGTCGATGGTACTCAAACTATTTTAAATACTTCTACTCTACAAGTAGAAGATAATTCAATTGAACTTAGAAAAGGAAATAGTATAACAGGATCAAACGGTGGTATACAACTTAATAGAACAACAGATTCTAGTGGATCAGTAACTTCATATCAAGCATTACAATGGTTTGAGAATGGTGGTTATTGGAGATCATGGGATGGATCTGTTGAAAGAAGATTTGTTACTGAGTCAGAGACACAAGTACTTACCAATAAAACTTTAACATCTCCAACACTTACTGCACCTTCTCTTGGTGCTGCTACAGCAGTATCAGTTAATGGTCTTGCCATATCATCTACTGCATCTGCAACTTTAGATATTGCAACTTCTAAAATTTTAGATGTAAATGATTCTATAACATTGAGCACTGACAGTGCTACTACAACTATCGGTGTTAACTTTAGATTAGGTGGAGATGTAGCATATAGATCTGATACTCTTGCATCATTCTCATCTACAACATCCACACAATTACGTGGTTTGATTACTGATACTACAGGATTAGATAAGTTAGTATTCCAGACAAACCCAACACTTTTAACAGGTATCACTACAACATCTACAGGATTTAACCTTATCAACACTGGTGCAACTGCAATTAATTTTGGAGGAGCAGCAACTGGTATTGTTATGGGTGCTTCCACTGGTGATACAACAATAAACCATGACTTAATATTAAAAGAAGACCTTACAGTTGGTGTTGATACAAATGATAACGCAGTGTTCAATGGTAATGTTAATATTGAAAATACAGATCTTGTAATTCGTGGAACTGATCTTGATCCAATGTCAATTGGTAGAGGTGGTGGTGCTGTAAGCACAAACACTCGTGTGGGTGTATCAGCACTTAATGCAAACACTTCTGGATCTCAAAATACTGCAATTGGTTACCAAGCATTGCTCACAAATAATGTGGGTGCATCGAATACTGCAATCGGAAATAGAGCTCTACGAGTAGCGGGTATTGCAAGTAACAATATTGCAATCGGAAAAGATGTTATGCTTGTTACTCTTTCTGGTGGTAAAAACGTTGCTATTGGTAACAATGCAATGGAATCAAACCAGACTGGTAGTGCAAACGTCTGTATTGGACACTACGCTGGTTATGATGTACTAGGAAGTGGTAACGTTCTTATAGGTCCTGCTGATAATGAAACTTCTGCTGATGTAACATTTAGACCTCCAAACATTAGTGGTGACAGACAGTTAGTTATTGGTTCTGGAGGAGTAGCATGGATACGTGGTGATTCTAACTATGATGTTTCTGTCAGTAATGATTTTACTGTTAATGGAGATACTCTTGTTAAAGGTAACCTAACAGTCAATGGTACTACAACCACAGTTAAATCTAACATCGTAGAGATTACAGATAAAGCAATTGAACTTGCTGCTGTTGTAAGTACAACATTCGGATGTACTGTTGTATCTGGATCTCCAAATATCACATCTATTGCTCCTACATTAGGATTGATACCTGGCATGGTAATAACATCAAACACTGCTGGTATCACAGTTCCTACTGGAACAATTATTGTAAGTATCACAAATGATACAGCGGTATTGAGTAACAACGTAACAGGATCTGGTACACCTACATTCAGTGCGATAGGTCCTTCTGATACTGCTGCTGAAGATGGTGGTATTATTGTTAAGGGTACAACTGATAAGACATTCCTATGGAGAGGAGTTGATGGTGGCGTAACATATAACTCTTGGTTATCATCAGAACATTTAGATCTTGCAACTGGTAAAAACTATTATGTCAATGGCATTATGTTTGCTAGTGATACAAATAAAACTATAGGACCTACAAATGGTAGTGGTCAAGGAGAAACCACTTCCCCTTACACACTTGGTAGTGCTGTTACTGGATCTTCTCTAACTAATGTTGGAACTCTTAATGGACTAGTGGTAGGTGGCACTACTTTAAATATGTCAACTTCATACATTAGTTTCTCTGGTTCTGTATCTGGAACTCCTCAAACAGCAGCAGCGATATACAGACCAGCAGACAATACTCTTGCATTTTCAACTGGAAATAATGAGAGACTAAGAATGACAGGAACCAGTGCAAATAACGGTGAGGTACATGTTGTTGGTGGTGTTCTTAAGATGGGTACAGCAGATTCTTCAAGTGCTCATTTAAACTCATTTGAAGTAATGACGTTTAATATTGATTCAGATAATGATGACACTAATAGATATTTTGCATTTTATAAAAACGGATCAAGCGGTAGTGGCACTGAGTTACTTAAACTTAATGAAGATGGTAATTTAGAACCTGGCGATGACAATACACAAAACCTTGGAGCATCTAACAAGCGTTGGGCAAACGTATACTCTGGTGACGTTCATCTAAACAACACAGGAATGGGTGGTAACGAGGTAGATGGAACTGAAGGAAACTGGACAATGCAAGAGGGTGCTGATGATCTATTCTTAATCAATAGAATCACTGGTAAAAAATATAAGTTTAACCTAACGGAGGTTTCATAGTGGCATTTATAGGAACCCTTACCAGCTCTGGTTCTTCCTTTGATGGTAAGTTGCAGATAGATTCTGCTGGTTTGAATATAATAGACACCAATGCAGGAACGTATGAAATCACTACTGGTGGTCACATACAACTTGGAACGAGTGCTAGTAATTGTTTACAAATCTTTCATGATGCAACCAGCAATAATAGTTTTATTAGTGAAGTAGGAACTGGTGACATGTGCATTGTAACCAATGGCACCAATTTATATCTTCAAAAAGATGCGACGCCTGGTGCTGCAGAAGATATGATTCACTGTATTGCAAACGGTGCAGTAAAATTATTTTATGATGGTGGTAGTAACACTACAGCAAAATTAGAAACCACAGCAACAGGTGTAAAAGTAAATGGAGATCTTGAGGTTACTGGTACTGGTGGAGGAGGACTTCCAGTTGGTGCTATAATATTATGGTCTGGTGCCACAAATGCTATTCCAGCTGGTTTTGCTTTATGTAATGGTCAAAATGGTACACCAAATTTACAAGATAAATTTATTGTAGGTGCTGGTAGTGGTTATGCTGTAGCTGCAACTGGTGGTTCTGCAGATGCAACATTAGTATCTCATACTCATAATCTATTATATAATCATGGTGCTTTTGGTGGATCATCAGGTGCGGTCACTCCTAGAAGTGGTAATACACCAGTTGTACCAGGTATTTCTGGAAGAGTATCAACAGAAGGTAGTTCAGCAACCAACGCTAACTTACCACCATACTATGCGTTAGCATACATAATGAAGACATAAAATTATGGCATATTTCGGGGACGGATCAAATTTAACTGGGGTATCAGGAATACCAACTGGACTGATAGCAATGTGGTCTGGTGCCACAAGTGCAATACCATCTGGATGGGAATTGTGTGATGGTAATAATGGCACACCAGATTTGAGAAACAAATTTATAGTTGGTGCTAATACTTCTACTGGAGATACTACATATCCAGGTTTATCAGTTGGTGCTACTGGTGGACAGAAAGATGCAATAGTTCCTAACCACACTCACCCTACAACAGTTGACAATACAAATCTTTTCCCTTCTAATGGTCAAACATCAATTGGTTTTGGTGGTGCTGGATCTTATCCTGCAACTACATTCTCAATGAGTAATCCCACAAACGGTGAGTCAGTAACAAATAAAAACTTGCCACCATACTATGCGTTGGCATACATAATGAAAACTTAAGCACATGCCATACTTTGGAGACGGATCAAATTTAACTTCTGTACCTGGCGTTCCCGTGGGAGGTATCATCATGTGGTCTGGTGCCACTAATAATATTCCTAGTGGTTGGGCGTTGTGTGATGGTAATAATGGTACACCAAATTTACAAGACAGATTTATTGTAGGTGCTGGTTCTAGTTATAGTGTAAATGATACTGGTGGTGCTGCTAGTGTGACCCTTACAATAGATCAAATGCCTTCTCACAATCACAGTTATAATCAACCTAATTATACAACCTATTCTTTCACTGGTGGTGCTGGTAGTCAAAGAAGTCAGAGTACCTCTTCATCTGGTACAGGTTCTAAAGGTGGAGGACAGTCACATGAAAACAGACCACCATACTATGCATTAGCATATATAATTAAGACTTAACTAGAAGAATGACAGTATTAATAATCGTTGTTATAGTAGTTGCAGTAACAGGTTGGATGATCAGATATTACGATCCCCATAACTAACCTAAATAGAACAGCAAATAAAATATCATGGCAGAAGAAAAGAAAGAGAAACCGAAAGGTCCTCTAGGTAAACTTAAGGAAGCAGTTGACGATAAGGAAGAACAACTGCTACTCTTATCTACCTTCGTCAGACTAGGCATCCTCGTCTGGTCAGCAGGGATACTCACACTTAACTATGTTGAG